ACTCTAACGTGTTTGCTAGGGCAGTAGAAGGTGCTGTCATCACAGGCGGCACTTGGGTAAGTTATAGTGACGATTCGCCCATTGAATACAACATAACCGCAACTGGTTATACAGGAGGCATTCCTGTTGAAACAATCTATGTAAGTTCAAGCGGACAAGGCAACATCTTTAGATTTAACGAACGAGCAATCACACAGATTGATAGAAGAACTACAACCACGCTGGGCGATACCAGTGACACATTCCTTATTGCTATGGCATCGACTGTTGCAAACAAAGATGGCTTTGCAAGTCTAGGTTGGATTGAAGTACGCTAAAAGATCTACTATAATATACCCAAAACACATACCTGCTATGCTAAATACTAATACGTTCGAGCAATACGCTTGGAAGTAGACACTATGTCGAAGGAACGCACCTAACTTTAAAAAGGAGGGTGACATGGATAGACACTCATTTATGCTCAAGCAATATTCTGAGCAACAACTACGTAAAAAGAAAGAAATGGAATTATGGAAGGCTCGTCATGAGGTGGAAGTAAATGCCAATGGTACTTCTGGTTATGTAGTAAAGCATGGTCTTAATAAAGATAAAATCTTAGGCCATCAGTCTACTAAATCTACTAATAACTGGTAATTAGTGAGTAAACTCCAACCAAGTGGTGATAGCATATTTGTCACCACTTAGTGGAGGATTGCCTCTATGTGTATGAGTAAATCCTGCAGGACAAATCATAATAGTTCCTTGTGTCGCAGGTATGCGTCTGCTTTGATACAAGAACTCTGTTTCGCCACCTTCTTTTACAGTATTCAAATAAGCCATAGCCAATAAAGCACGTTGTCCTGTATCGCGACTTGCGTGTTCACAGTGCCAAATATGATATCCTTCTGTAGGGCGGGTATGTTGTATTTTAATCGAATGTGATATTTGAATTGGATTAAGATTTTCGAACACACCAAATTCTTGTGTATAATCTAGTATACAATTTTGAAGAGCATTGTAGTAAGGCTCTAGCAGTTTGTTCATACTTAAAGCAAACGTACCAGACTCACCTTCGTCATATAGCATCGCACCGTCCTTGTTCATCTTTGGTGCTTGCTCGTTAGCAGTTTGGCGTGTAAGTATACGTGTTCCTTCTTGTTGGTGATAGTAATCAATTACAGTTTGACAGTACTCTGGATCGAGTTGATTGTCAAACACACCTATAAAATCTTTAATCATACTAGTACTTATATACATATATAATAGGCGTCTTAAAAGCGGTTAAAACACCGTTACTCGCATAAAACCCTGTTTGATATACATTGTATAGTAAAACTCCTTAAGTCGGCAAATAAGAGCCATTTAGGGGTGATTTTCATGCATTTAAGACGTCTGTCGCATAGGGGCATTTTTACCCTTGAACAACTAAAAAATAAAGTTTTTCCAACTTTCGTGTTTTAGTTTGTACTGTAGATGTTCTTTATTTTTAACTAGATCATAGTAGGTAGGCTTAAAAGGTTGACGAATTGGTTTTGGATGTAGTTTATCGCCTTTTGCTACATTGCAAGGTCCACAGGCTGTAACTACATTTGTCCAAGTAGTTCGACCTCCTTTACTTACAGGAACGACATGATCCATAGTACAGATATTTCGATGTAACACTTCTTCACAGTATTGACAAGTAAAACTATCCCGCAACATCATATTAAATTTAGTAAAGCGTACACTAGAATTTTTACGCACATACTTCTTAACCATAACTACAGCAGGAACACGAGTTTCCCATTCCATAGAACTTACTAGCCAATCGTCATACCATTCGAGTACTGTAACTTTTTCTAAAACTAGATATTTGATTGATTCTTGCCACGTGATAGTTGACAATGGTAAAACACTGTAAGGTTTGGCATCGGCATTTAGAACAAGTGTATCAGACACTTCATACTCCCTTGTACAAAAATATTTATCTTTACGATTTAGTCATTGCCTAAGTTACCTAAGAATTCACGTAACTTAGTGCTATCAACATCTGCTTTTACTTTCTTAACTGGAGCACCTTCATTAGGTTCAATAGTTTCAGTATCGCTTGATGTTGTTGATGATCTTTGTAGTCCTGATAATATACTTGATCCTGCTTTAGATGTACCATATGAGTTTGTATCATCGTCTTCTTCAAGATCTCTAATACGTAAACTGTCAACGTCAAATTCTAAATCAATCTTACTACCAACGCCACTTGAACTTCTTGTTTTCATTAACTGTATCTGATAACGTCCTCGTTCACGCATTGCTCTACTAGTAAAGATACCAATCACATTATCTGCTGTTTGAATCTTACTCAAACCACCTGAGATGTGCGAGTGATCAAATTCAATTTCTTCAACAGCCCCTCTGTTCAATTGTGATGCAGTTACAAATACAGTTTGCGTTTCCATTGCAAGATTACGTAATTCTTCTGATACAAATTTATCTTTAATAAACAAATCACTCGGTGACACTTTTCTACTCATTGGCATCATCAAGTCTAAGTAGTCAATTAATAATACGTCAATCTTTTTACCTGTTTTAATTTCATACTCTTTTACGTAACTTCTAATGTCGTTTGCATTTTTACCACTTGGCATATACTTGACTTGGAATGCTCCAGACTTCTTACCAATTAGTTTAACTTTCATTTCAACGCCGTCAAGATCTTTAAAAATTTCTTTAGTTGGAACATCAGTTACCATACTATCAATACGCATTGCTACAAGTGCTTCACTTAACTCAAAACTTAGATACACAACATTCATTCCGTTGAGTGCCCAGTTTACTCCTAAGTTAGCCAAGAACAAAGATTTACCTGCACCCGAACCGCCTGCAAAGATATTCAGTTCACCTCTATTAAATCCACCAAACAGTTTCCTGTCAAGTGTCTTCCAACCTGTGCTTACTTGTCCGTTGTTATCTTTAAGTCCCATAAGTCTTGCTTTAGGATCTTCAAAGTAATCTGTACCTAGATCTTTTGTTAGTCCTACTTGGACTGCATTCTTAATTTTTTCTTCTACAGGACCATAGTTACCTTCTTCAAGTAAGTTAGCACTTTCAAGGATTGCTCTTTCTAAACCTTTATGTCTAGTAAACGTTTCAAATTCTTGCAATAACCAATCATAGTGTTCTTCACGTAATCCTGTAGGAATCTTTAAATCTGTTTTACAGTTAGCATTGACCATATCTTCTGTAGGTAATGCGTTATGATTTGTAACATATTCATTAATAAATTCTGCGGCGTTTTGTAGTTTTCTATCAAACAAAGAATGGTCAAAGATTGTCTGACAACGCACAAATGATTGTGCATCACTCAGCATCATTTCTAGATATACTTTTTGTACATCATAACCATAATCTCTATTTTGTTTTGTCATTCAGCGATCCTTTATATTACTTGCTATTATACCATACTTCTGGATTAAAGTCAATATGTTTCTTTTCCGAAGCCAACACTGCTCCAATACATGATCCTGGATCTCCCGGATTTGGTGGGATCCATAAGTTTTCCCAGTTTGGTCTAATATAGTCCATTGCTCCTTTGTTTAATGCACAACCTCCAGTTACAATTAAATTTTTACTAGGCATATGTAACGCCATACTTGTTGTTAATCGTAATACAATCTTTTGGAAAACAAATTGAACTGCCGCCGCCAAGTTTTCTAAATCTTCGATTTCAGGTCTCCACCAACGTAAACCTCTATGACAATTTTCTTTTAGTTTTACAACACAGAATGGGTTATTTGGTTCAAATTCAAAAAATTCATTTAATATAACTTGGTCGTAAAGTCTATAGTCGCCTTTCATAGCAAGTTGAGAAACTTTGTATTCGTCTTTGTTTGGTTCAAATCCTAGACGCTGTGTCATTGCACTGTACCACAAACCTAGACTGTGTGGATATCCTTGTGAACTGACTTTTGTTAGTTTATCCCCTTCGCCTTTCCACATAGTAAGAGTTTCCCACTCTCCAATACTGTCAATACAAATAATACTAGCATCTCTAAAGCCACTAGTATAATATCCATATGCCGCATGACTGTGATGATGCTGTACATATTCAATAGGACATCTAATGCTCCATTGCTTTAGATAACTTTCAATATTGTTTTCTTTAAATAAGAATCCTTGTCCGGCTAGTAGTTGTCTAAAAGATTTAAGCATAGGACGTTCATACCAAACTACCTTATCTGGTTCTCCGTACATTTCTCTTGCTACACTTAACATAGTCCAACTAAAGTTTGGATCATTTGCTACGCCACTAAAGTCTTTAGCAAGTGCCGCCCATTTTAGTTTGCCGTCTTTAAACACTGCTAAACTTGCATCGTGACTGTTGCCGACCATTCCCCAAATTATCATTCTACACCTTTAAATTTTTTATAACTTGTGTGTAATATATAAAACCACACACCGTTAATCATTGGTTCAACAATAGCATCAACTGCCGCTAATTCAAATGAAGCACCAGTAATTAAATTGTTACAGATCATAGCAATTACAATGTGTCCAATAGTGTACACTATTGCCAGCGCCGCACTGCTACCGCCAATCAATCGTTTTAACAAATTAAAAATACCTTGTCTAAATTCACTCATAAACATTTACTTGTATATAAAAGGATCTCGTTTTTTAAGTTCTTCAATTTTCTTTTCCATTCGTTTTTTTTCTTGCCAAGCACGATAAGGCTTAGTAAGTTTGTTCCAAATATTCTTTAGCCAAACCATTTTTTGCTCCGTAGTTTAATTTTTAACTCACTGCTTTCACTTGCACTAATAATTGAGTACAGTGTATAAAGTTTGCCGTATCTATTTACAGCATCGTTTACATCATTTATGTTTTCATGCCAGTCCGGCATACTAACATTCCAACCAAGTTCAATGGCTTGGTCAACAAGTTTAGAACCAGCATCATCGCGATCTGGTACAACTATCTTCGTAGTATTTAAACTATTGAGGATCATAGCCTGTTGATCTTTGATTTCACTTCCTAATAATGCACATCCTTCTACAGTAACAGCATCAAACGGACCTTCAACTACAATAGTATATTTTCTATCATATGTTTGATTATCAATATTAAAAACATATCCAGGTTGTTGTTCACTAAGATATTTAGGATTGCCGGATTTAATTTTACGTGCAGTATATCCTACAATGTTTTGTTTATAATAAAACGGAATAATAATTCTATCTTTTAATTCAGGACTCCAATAAAATTTATAATCTTCTAAAAATAAATTCCTTGTTTGCAAGTATTGAATAACTTCTATAGGTGTTTGCTCATCGATAAGTTTAGAATCGTTTGGTAATTCTTTTACTTCAAAGTTTGGTAATTCTATTTTAACAGACGATGTACCTGTTTCTTCTAGTTGTAAACATTGAAGTGCAAGTTTGTTAATAGTATCGTCTGGAGTTCCTAACCATTGGAAGAGTTTACGCATCTTGTGACTTAATTGTCTACCCGGTGCCCAACTTGCTTTGAATCCACAATTGAAGCAGTGATAAGAAATACCACCATCGCCATTTGCAATCAATCCACCACGCTGTCTTTTATCTGCACTATCGCCATTGTGAATACAACAGGGAGCATTAAAACTAGTCCAACCACTAGGAGTAGTTTTCCGTTTCGCTGGTAAGTGTAATTGTAATGTATCTGACACGATGCTCATACTATTATTATAGTATAAGTCTACAGAAAAGTCAATCAGTTTCGGACGAGTACTTTATCAATTGTTCCAGAATTTGAAGTTGTATAAGTTGTTCTTACCCAATTAAACACTCCATTGAAATTAACATATACTGGCTCTGTTGGAGAACTTAAAACAGTATTTGTTATGTCAAACCAATTTGTTGGATTTTGATTTTCTAAACTACCTTGAATAGTTACAGTACCATTAAAGTCTGTAGAGTAGATAGCCGCAGTATGCAATGCTTCATTACCATTTAGTGCTGGTTCAGCACCTACAGGTCCGCTTGTATAAACACTATCTGATTCTATAAATGATGAAATAGTTGTCGATTCTTTTGGTCCAGGAAATGCACAACTATCAACTTCTATAATTCCGCACATTTCAAAATGAGCGTTTGCGTATGTTGCTACATTTGAACTATCATTGTTGTTTACCAAATAGATAGCATAAGACAAGAACTGATCTTTTAAGTTTAATGTATCGTTTGCTGATACATTAACTGTAAATTGTCCTTTATAATTAGGAGTTGATGTTTCGATAACAGTTCCTAATTTTTCTAACACCTTAGTTTTAGTTTCATCGTAGGCAATTAGTTTAGGTGTATATGTGTTTAAAATACTAATTGGTTTTTGATCGTTGTTTTTAATTTCAAAGGTTAAGACATTGTCTATTCCTCTGTATACTTTTAGATTTTTTGCGTACACTGGTTTATACTCCGTAATGTTGCCTGTAGCCAAATCTGCTACAATAATGGTTTTGTTCTTGACTAAATATCTAGGTGTAAGTTGCATACACATATTTATTTAAAAAGAGATCATGCTAAGAACAGACATAGAAGAAAATTTCCCATTCCTAAGCGTAGTTACCTACGGTGGGCAGGAGTATGTTGGGATAATCAATAATCAAGATAACTTTATTACAAGTATGTACGTTTATTCGAATATAATTAATGAAGAACATCAAACACACTTTATAGAACTAGGTGAAGCCTGGTGGTGGGAATCTAATCGAATGATTCCGATTAACATCTTTTTACGACATGAAATGGAAACGTTTAGATATTGTATGGTTAATATGAATAGCAAAGACGTAAAAGTATTACTAGGACCGTGTGTTAATTTAAAGAATCTTTCAGTTAAAAGAGTTAAAAGGCGGTCAGTTCAACTTATTAGAAAACCTAAATAATTAACTGTATCCGTAACTAATTTTTTCACAAATTAAATTCATGTGTACAATCACTCCAACAGCATAAGCCATTGCGTGTGCTTTCTTAAAGAAATAACTTCCGTCCTCAGGTTTCGTCCACACTTCTTTCATCACCGTATCCCACGGTTGTCCAACTAAATGTCTCTTCGCTGGACGTATCATTGCTAGGCAAGCGGCTAGTTGTGGAATACTCTGTGGTTTCATTGTTTTTAGTAAGGTACTGTGTCCTGCGACGTGAAATAAGTTGTCGCTGAATTCTGGCTCGGTAAGCAGGTCCCATAGTGGTTCTCTTTTCATAAGGTTTAAAAGATGGGCTTCATCTTTTATATCTGTATATATCGAAACATTAAGAAAGTCTAATTTAAAGTATCCCCTTTCTTCTGCTGTTTCGTAATCTATTGTTGAAAGATTGTCAATTGGATTGTGGGGGATCTCAGTTGCATAAATTCCTGTGTTATGTTTCTTACCAGTATCAAGTTTTGCTACTCGATGTTTAAGTTTATCAAGTATAAGATCTCTGTTAGCAAAATCTATATCAATATCAGGCATTTTCTTTTTTCATTTCTAAGTATGCTTCTTTTAAATGCTCAGGCACTTCCCACTTGAATACATCAATAAGATGTAAACCACTGCTGTCATATTTTTTATCCTTAACATTTCTTTTCATACCGAATCCTAATCCGCCTTTTGTTTTTGTATGTATATCTGGGTTATATTGTGAAACCTCAGAATATTTTTTATGTTGTTTCTTGTTCGTTTTTTTCATATGGTGTTTTGTCTTGCGAAATCAAATAGCAATCTGATTGTATTTGTGAAATAAGTTGATTAATTTCTGCATCTGTTCGCTTTGGTTTTTCGTACTTTGCTTTTCGTAGTCTGTCAGCATCTAGTTTCAGTGAGTCAATTTTATCGCATAGTTGACTAATCTTGTGTAGCATCATGAACCTCCTCTTTGTCAAGTTTTACACTATCTTTTGATATTGGCATTCCTGTTCTATCAAACCATCGATTATCATCTGTGACATAAACATGAGTTCTAAAATTATTACCATCAATACCTTTACTAGTAATACTTTTTTTAGTTATAGTACCTTTGTATGTTGTATAGTCTCTATTAACTAATCTTAATGTTCCGCCACTAGCCGGACTGCCGTAAATACGATCAATACTTTCACCATTAGGTCCTACATGATTAGATGCTATCTCTATTGTCCTAGATTCATAATCTTTGTTAAATGTGTCGTTCATGTTTTTTATTATAACATCTAATATTGTTAAAGTCTAGCCTTTTCTGCAATTTCTTTTACCAATTCAATATCAGCAGGACTACGCTTAAACCGTAATGCCCAATGCTGTGGATCCATTACAGGATATACAATAGCCAGTTGTTCGTCGTTAAATTTGCCTAGCATCTCTTTTCCACTCTTACAGTTCAACACAAGCCATGGACTAATTTTGCCATCTCGTAAATGTTGTGTTACTCTGTTTAAACTTGCATAACGGAAATAATGAGTCCACGGAGCATTATTTGCATCAGCCCAATCCATCATGGTTTTGATTGAACGTTCAACTGCTGTTTCGACACCTTCTTTTTTGATAAGTTCGAGTGCGTACTTTTCGTATAGTTCGTCTCGGCACCAGTGATCAAGTTTGACTCCTGATGTGACCACATAGTCAACATACTTTTCTGGATATAGCGGTCGTACATTTGAAACAAAGGAACCAAACTTAACAAAAGCATTATAATAGGTAGACTTACAGAATTCTTCATAGGTCTTTGTACCTTTCAAATTTTGACATAGTTGATAAAATCTTGTGAACGCATAATAGCCTAACTGAACGTGCTTCTCGCCTTTTTGTAATGCTCTACGTTTTTGCTCACACATATGAACAGCAAGAGTCTTTTCTCTTGTGTAACCTACATTACAATATTGACAAACAAACGGTTTATCTGACATTAGTAACCTCTAACGTAATGTTTGTTAGTATCATATCCTGCATCTAAAACTGCTTGCCCAATGTCTTGATATCGTTCTACTTTTTGAACAGCATTTTGCATTTTAGTTGCAAACTCTAAATCAATTTGAATTCCTAACTTTGTACTGACTTTTTCTTTGAGCCATTTGTAATACATAATAGGAGTTGGATGATAATCCATATGTTTATCTTCTGCTAAGTCTCCAGGCTTTGCTCCCGAAAATGACAACCTTCCATCGTGTAATTCACAGAGCCAGTTGTACATATCACCTTCAATCCAATAACTATTTTGTAAAATCTTTTTGTAGTTTTTCCAATAACTCATATTTAAATCTGGTCTAAAGTCTTGCGAAAATGTCATTAGTATCTTGCACGGTGTATTCCTAGCCAAACTAACTGCCGCATGAATAAAATTAAAAGAGTGCATCTTATAACTTTCTTCTTCCCAAACTTTAGACACTACAAATCCTTTCATAGGATCCTGTTCTACATTTGCAAATAAACTTCCTCCAGGATACCAAGTTTCGTGTGCTTCTTCATCCCATATGTGATAATCAAATCTATGAAAGTCTGTCCATTGAATAACAATAACATCGTCAACTGAAAGATCAGTCTTACTTAAAAACTCTGAAAACCTTTCAAATATTTGTCGATTACCTGCACCTCGATTTGCCCAGTTGTAAAATTCTTTATAACTTTGTCCTAAGATGTCTGCCCATGTAGGCCAGTGATATCTTGTTAGGCTACAACCAAATGTAAATAATCTTCCATTAGTTTTTACCATTGAATTCCTCAATATATTTTTCAACTTCTTTTTTACTATTCATATCAACAAGCATCTGAATTTCATCTGTTTTCATATTAGGAAATATTTTTTCTAATTCTTTTCCTAACTTACTAGTATTGGCTCCTTTTTTCTTGTAGCCAATCCATTCGTGATATTGTATCTTCTTTTCTGCATTTGAAGTTAAGCATAACAGTTGCCATAATAGTTTTTGATGTTTAGCAAGTGTAAAGTAATGTTTGTTATAATATTCATTTGTCTTAAACACTGCAAGTTCTTGTGCTTCACGTTTACCCTTGACTACACTACAATAACGATTAAGCAAATAAAAAGAAACAGACTTCTTTTGCTCGTCATCAAGTTCGTCCCATACTTCTCTGGCGCCCATATCAATTGCACCTAGAATATCTTTTAAAGGTAATTTATTCGTCATTTAGTTTTGTCTCTATACTGTATGTCATTCCTATACTAACACGTAACGGAACATTTGTCACGTCCATAGTATGCCAATAATGTGCAGGAAATAAAACTGCATTTCCTTTTTTATATTTTGTTCTTTTCATTTCAGTTTTGCCGTCATCTGAAAAGAAAATAGTATCTCCGTCTGCATCATTTACATAATAAACAAACGTCCATAATCCTGGCTGTCCATTTGCTACGTCGTTATGAGGACCATAATACACGCCTTTAACTGTTCCATTTAATCGTGTACGTGTAACTTGATTAACGTGTGCGTCCGGAATATAATCAGGAATAATTTTCATACACAATGCTGTATGTAACATCTTGCTTAGTTCTTTCCAATCATCAAGTATACCACTCTGTGTGCAGTACATCACATTAGTAAACAGTGCAGGTGTTTTGTAGTTATTGCCTACTTCGTCTTCTTCAGGAACATGAACAAACTTCCAATCAACATCAGTAGTTTGATCTTCAATATACTTTACCATCCAGTCTGGAAATGGTTTTTCTATTTCAAAAATTCTATTAGGATCTCTCATTACCAGTTACTTTCTTTTATAAGATTATACATTAATTTTAACTTCTTTAGTTGTATTTGTAAAGACTTATTTCCTTCATTTGCATAATCTACTATTTCACTTAGTTCTAATTCACTCAAATACCAATCAGGATATTCTAGTTCTTCAATAAGAACACGAGCCCCTGTGCAAGTATCACGTTCAAAAATCGTATTACCTCCATCTGGGGATTCGTATATCTTTACCATTACTTAATTTTTGTACCTACTGTTCTTCTTACTATATCGTCATGATTAAATTCTGCCCAATACAGTTCAAATGCTACACCATCTTCTACACCTTCAAATTGATGAATCTTGCCCGGCTTGACCTGTGTAAACTCGCCTGGACCTAATATTGTTTCATCAACTAGACCTTCTTGATCAGCATCTTGCCATACACGCACAATCATCTTGCCTGACTCCACAAAGAATCCGTTCCACTTATATTTGTGTTCGTGTTCGCTACACTTGAAACCTTTTTTAAATTCTATACGATGAAATTCTAGTACACCGTTTGCATGGATCAATTCTGTTTGACCCCAAATCTTTCCTGCTTTCATTCGTCGTCTCCTTTGCTTTCGTTTTCTTGTGCTCGAATAATAATGTACATAACCACAACGGTTGCTATCATTCCTATAAAAAATAAACCTATACCAGCGCCGACAGTCATTTGCCTTTCCTTTTCATCCTAGTCATAAACTTTGCATAACTACCAACACCCATCATTAGACTGTTTAGTTTTGCTAGTTCTTGACTTGTTACTAAGTGAGTTTTAATGTTTATTCTTTTATCAGAGAGTGGAACTAAATGTAACCAAGGATCTCCAGGTTCAACTTTTAATTCTGTATTAAATGGAATCATAATGTTTACTAGTGAAGCGTGTTGATACTTAAATTCTGTTATTGCTGGAACTGTCCAATATTCTAAAGGATTTGTTTGATGCCATTGTGGTGCCATCCACATCCAGTCAATTCCGCTCTTATCTCTAATCTGCCAAGGACTCATAACTTTACCATGAAACATATTTGGTTTATGATGAGCATAGTCTTGCGGGTCATGAGGAATAACAGGACTATTTTCAGGATAGGTTTGAATCATTGCTTGATCAACTCTATCAAAAGTTTTAATTTGTAATTGCATCCACGCAGGAAAAATTACACCTGTAGTTAAAAGTTGATTGACATGAGGACAACGTTTTAGTGTAGCGTTGTCTAGTCCTTGGAATGTTCTGCTATCAAATTTACGTGTAGCAGGCATTTTTTTCCACCAGTCTGGCATCCAGTCTTTAGCAAGTACTGGTTCGTATGCATCATGAATAACTCGTTGGTCTGTAAAACAATCTAATGTAATAGTTGAGGGTTTCTTCCAAATACTAAACATTAGGCCGCGTCCTTAGTAATATGATTGTTATTCATTTGTGGTGGTCTTTCAAAAGAACAGTGCCAATTCATACCCATTACTATTCTTCGTTCCATACTGTTATTTGGTTGACTTTTATGACTTAACCAGCCAGGAAAGAAAACAACATCTCCTTGGTTTACTTCTACTTCTGTATAATAATTATGTAGACTACTGTTGTTTTGAGGGAAACGTGGATAACTTGCAAACATTGAACGACCAAGATTTTCAAATTCTAAGTTGCCACCGTGTGGCGGTTGTTTCAAGTATACTGAACATACTAAGTGACTGTCACCGTGATCGTGTGAATCAGTCCATGCTCCGTGATAATGACTATTAACCCAACTCTTAGTAACTCCAAATGTATTAAATTTTAAATCCCAAAGATTTAAAACCTTTTCTGCTTGTACTCTAAGCCACTTGTTTAATAATTGTGTTTCTTCCCACATATGTGGAGCATCTAGATGTCCAGTACTTGTTATGCCACCTTCTTGTTCAACTTCGCCAGGGTCAACAATAGTATCGAGAAGTTTAGCACCACGTTCAGCAATATTAGTCATATCTATAGGACAATGTGCCTTATAAACTAAATTAGGACTTATTAGTATCGGTTCCATTTTTACACACCTCCATTATAACTTTATTTTTTTTAAACTTACTAGAAACAATAGTACTATTAATCATTATTGTTTTTACTTTATCATCCCACCATTCTTTATCTTCAAGTATTAGATGAGCATTTCTTCCGTCTGCTAAAAACTTAATTGCTGGAGCAGTATCTATTAATAGCCATGCTCCTTTTGTATATAACTTATCGATTTGTGAAAGCACTGTATCGATAAAATTAGGTTCAATGTGTTCTAATACATCTGTACATACTAGCACATCTGCAGGCTCAGTCGGGGTTGTCATAAATTCAATTACACCAGGATCGTATCCCACTCCCTTAATTTGATATCGTGTTTTAATAGATTCTAACAACTTACCTTTACCACAACCGTAATCAATTACACTCTCCGGTTCATATTTTTCAAAGAACTCGTCAAGTCCTTTATACCAAGACTTCGAACCAAACGAATTCTTAGTATGATGTAACTTTAGAAGTTGACGTCTATAATGATCCGAAAGAGTGTGCACCATTAAAACAGTTCTCCGTAATCAATAGTTTCAATCTGTCTACTAATGTCTTTAATAAAGAATGCACAGAACGGATCATCGCCGTCTGTAATAGGAACACTTAGTAGTTGTCCGTTTTTAGTTTTTGGTACGTGCCACTTCACATCATTGTAAAAATTAATAACTTTTAATTCTGCAAAGTCTGGTTTGAAACTTGTTAATGGATTAAAGACGAATGCTTCAAATCCTCTATCGTTAATTGATGTTAGTGGAAGAACTTCTAAGTCGTTTCCACTTGAACTATCTCCTACTGCAATATGCCAATCTAATGGCATACTCACTTCTTTTCCTGCAATTTCTAAAACAATCGCAGGTGAACTAAATGACTCCAAAAAAATCAAAGGAATAAAAAAGAAGTCAGGTTCTTTTGGATTACTATTATCCAAAACACTGAATCTAATGTCTTCTTCGATTTGTTCAGGCAAGTTGTTTAAAGAAAATGATTTATTATCTAATGTTAGTATATTCATGTATCTCCTTACCAATCTACTTTTTCTATTGTGAATGGATATTGTGCTTCTTTGTAAAACTTTTTACGTTCAGTAAGATGCCTCTTTGCATACTTACAAGTTGAAGTTATATCCCATATTTGTACGAAATCTTTATCCTTTGCCTTTCTTACTCCACGCCCAATGCTTTGAATAACTCGGACAAAACTTTTCCCGGGTTCAATAAGTACCAAATTAAAAATACGAGGAATATTAATGCCAACAGCGGCAACCCCATAAGTAGCGATAATAACCTCATTGGTACCTTCTTTAATTGTATCATAAGTTTCTTTTCGATCTTTTAATTTAACATCACCCTTTACAAAAGTTGAGTTTGGAATAATTTCTTGTAACATTTCGCCTGCACTAATTCTATCTACTAAAATTAGAGTGTTGCCTGTTTGTTTTATATTGTTAAGAAGTTTGCCTATATACTCAATCCTGTCTTTGTTAGTAACAAGATATTTTAATTCGCTCTGATAGTCAGTGTGTACTTGAGTATCAATCATTTGTACAACATTGACGTGACAATCAGATAATACACCCTTGTCTTGTAGTTCTTTTGCAGTAATACTTCCTACAACCGGTCCGAGACTTGCAAGAATACTTTGAAATTCAAATTGTTCTTTTGGAATAGTTCCAGTTAGTCCCCAACGTATTGGAGCATTTTTTAAGTTTTGTGTTAGTAGTTTTTTAAGTACATCTGCTTTTGCTTGGTGTACTTCGTCTACAATAATAGCACTAACACCATCTAAAAATTCTGCAAGTGTAAGGACGTCTTCACCGTTTTTGCTTTTCTTATCTAATATGTTTAGTGATTGCCAAGTGCAGATAGTATGAGTTTTGCCTAGTTCTTTTCGGTCTCCAAAGTAAACACCTGCGTCTAGTCCGCAGTTAATATAATCTTCTTCTGTTTGTGTAACAAGTGATTTGTTAGGCACAATTACAAGACTACGTCCGTATGGTTCACATAGATGAGATAGTGTAGCAGTTGTAATAGTTTTACCTGCACCTGTAGCAATCTCTTGTAGACTTTGTGGATTTTTTAAAAAGTTATTAACTGCTTCTACTTGATAGTCACGCAGAATAATATCTTCGCCTTCTGCTGGATGACCTTTAGGCCATACAACGCCTTGGTCTGCCCAGTATCGTTCTGTTACTTGTGGAAAACTTAAATTATGTTTTTCTCTGTTGTCTTGAATATCCCCAACTTCTACACCTTGTTCTTGTAGAACTCGAAGAATAACATCCAAGTGATTAATATAACCACTGCCACCTAAACCAAAGAAGCCTACAGTTCCGTCCCATCTACCTAGTTTATATTGAGGCAAATAACGAGCATAAGGAACTTGAAACTTTAGTTTGTTCGCAATCTTTCTCCGAACATCTACTTCAAGTCCTTCAATTTTTAGATTTACTTCGTCTTGTAAAACTATTCTGCAAGTTGTCATATTGTAATAATTCCTTCGTCGTATTTGCGTAGTCTTGAACGCATAGTACTAGATATTAAACTGTCTTCTTTTATATAAAAGAATTTTAAGTCAAAACTTTCCATGTAGATATTAACAATATGATTTGGGATTCGTGAAGTACCAAATGTTAACATACACGTTGGTGTCCATTCAGACTTAATAACCGGCTTTGAAATTTTCTTTCTATTAGCAACAACAATTTTAGTTTTATTTGTTACACTATTATTTAATCCCTTATCTCTGATGAATTGGTTAAATTCCTCATTATTTTTATTATCCAATCTAAAAGTTACTGAAACCTCATTATTATCTATAAATCCTTTTACAACATTCCAAAACATAGACAACTCATCAGATGCATAATCCTCATTAATAAGCACCAATAACGGAAATCGATTTAGTTCTCGGATTGATTCAAACAGTTGTTCAAGTGTCCAAACATCAGATCTAATTTGAATATTTGCAACTTGTCTTTCTAAAATTTTATTTGATAATGTTGAATAGTTACTAATATCAATAGTGTCAAACGAGTGTAATCCATATAGACGCCTTTTATCCCAAAGTTCTACGATATTACTTTCGGACGGTTTGCCATATAGTTTGGTTAGATGTGATTCTAATGTAGTTGGAATGTTTTTATATTCTAAATTGTAAATGCCAGGAACATATTCATCTTTGTTTGTATCAAATTTTTTAATATCATTATAGTCTTGAATAACTTCTTCATCAAACTCAAAAGGCTTATTATCAAATGAATTTGCTATATTAACTATTTTATAAACATTAATTTCGTTGTATCTAAAACTATGAATATGATCTTTATACACATAATCTTCTTTGTGAGTAAGTCTATCACTAGTTAATGATTTGATTTTAGCAATATGATCAATAGCATTATTACTAAACGGAAAACGTATACTAATATATGTGTTTCCTTCTGAAGTAGTTTTCTTAACCCAATGACTTTTATCTACAACTCTATATTCTGAACGTAGTATGTCGACATGATGATCAATATTGATTCCAACTGCTTTAAATTGATCTGAGTACCATTCAACCAACAAGGATTTAACCAACTCATGCTGTTTATCAGTTAATGCTTTTCCTTTAAACACCTGGGTACCGATACTATACAGTACCTTTCTATTTTCGTTATAGAGATTAAATGGTTTATCTTTCCAGTGTAATCCAGGAACAATTGAGTGTCCTACAAGAAACTCAAGACAATCCTCTATTGAATAACTATGTTTCATTAAATGAATCCTCTACTATTATGAACTAGTATACAGTCTTATAATAAAGAAGTCAAGCGTTTTTGTGGAATACCTTGTGCAATTTCAGGTACACTCCATTCTGTATGTACCAAATCGTTAATCCATTGTTGTCTATCAGGCCTGATTGGATTATTGTAATCTCCAAAAATAGGATTACCAACATCATATGCTAGACTGTGTTGACTTACATATGCAGGCACACCTTCGATGATTGATTGGATAGCAGGATTGCTAGACCAATTAACAATAGCATACACATTGTTAAAGTCTAAATCAAAATCATCATATGTACCGTTAATATGAACCGGATGCTGTAATTTAACATTAGGAAACTCGTGTTGAATACCTTCAAGTTTACATCTAGGATGCGGGCGAATTATAACCGAACGATCGGTTTGACTTCTAATATGATCTATAACTTCTAACACCCAATCACTAATAGGCGGAAGTCCTTCCCATTGTCTACTCTTATCATGTTGTGTACAAATTAATATATGTTCTCCTGGATCTTGCCAAGGTTTTAATTTAACACCGAGACCAACAGCACGACTACTATCCATACCCACATCGCCAAAATAAGCGTCTCTATTAATTCCATTTATACCTACTTTCCATGTAACATTTCTATGCAATGCTCCTACTTCTAATACTATAACATTCTTATTTTGATTTCTAAAATGATCCCAAACTTTTTTATTCGCTGTCATTCTTCCATGCCACAGTATACTCCAGATAACAGCAACGTCGGCATTCATGTCGTTGTAAACAACATCATGTCCTAACTGTTGACAGCCTTGAGCAAATGCTTGGAACACTGTTTTTGAATTAAGTGCTCCATAGTCTGTAAACAAACTGAATTTTATTTTACCTGTTGCCAATATGCCTCTTTCCGTACTCTAAAAAGATCTTTACGGCGACTCATACCTTCGGATTTACGTCCGCCTTTAAGATGATCAAAGTATGCACCTAGTTCGCAATTGATAAGGGGGTGCCCTTCTCCTTTAACTAAATGTCCGCTTAAATCGTGTATCTCAGGATATGTCGTTCTAATCTTTTTAAGAACTTCGTCAAATACATAACTATCGTGCCACTCTTCCATTCTAAAAATTCCATTATCAGCATCTTCATAGACACGTTCAAATTCTTTTAGAAAATCTTTAGAGGCAGTCTTCTTAACTTGCAGTCCATAAAATCCACACTCGGGCCATTTATGTCCTCTACCTAAATAACTTAGCCATGTGCTTGTAGGAAAGAAACTAATAAATTTTTCATACGTGATTGGACTATGACAAACTGTGTCAGCATCCATCCATACAACTAGATCATATTCGGGATCTTGACAGGCTTCAAATACAGCATATACTTTATTGGCAAAGCGTATTGCGTCCCATTTAAATTCTTTATGCCAATCTCGTGGACGTTTGACTTTAATTTCTGGAGGACATTTTCCATTTGCCTTAGGAACATCTTTCCACTTTTGTTTAAATGCTTGTAACTTTTGAAGATTGGATTCAGCAGAAAAGATTGCAATTCGATCTTCTCCTTCTGGAACTATTGGATTACAATTTTCAGCGTATACTCTTAAATCAATACGCTTATCTACATTTGTACTAAACGTGTCAATAAATCTTTGGCCGTATACTTCCATGCCTGCTTGATGGAATGTTGTGACTACTAGTATTCTCATTTGATAAATTTCCTCATATGTTGCCAACACTCTCCAGTTTTTAATTCATCTAAAGTCCAATGACACATTGCTAATTTCTGTAACCATTCTGTTCTATCAAAGACTTTAGGATGAAGTAAATCGTTAAAATTATAATGAGAAACATCTTTAGCCTGACTTCTTCCAGCGTCTGTCAAAAATACAGGCACACCTTCAATTGCCGCAATTACTCCAGGACTGCTGTTATGTCCTACGAATGCTTTTGCAGATTGTAAGTCGTGTAGTAGAGTTGTCTTTGTACTTGGAATTACATCAAGATGTTTGATCATTCTAGGATATAAATCTCTACGTTTATCCCCTGGATGAAAACGTACAACTATAGGGGAGTCTGTAACTTTACGAATTTTGTTAACTGTTTGTTCTAACCATTGTAATACATTTTGTCCTTGCATACTCCAGCCGCCGTCTCGCTGACAAGCAATAAGAATATGTCCATGATCTGCCATACGCCAAGGTTTAACTTGAATGTTTAAATCCTTTGCTATCTTATCCCATCGTTTTGGATCTACGGTTTCTTTAGAATAACAATAATCTCCAGTGTTTGCAAAAATGCCATCGTAACTGTAACGTAGATATGTTTTAGTATTGTTAGGGTCATATGCTAGGAATAAGTTACTGTCTACAATAATACACTTCTTTTCTCTTCGCATTTGATTTTCATATACTTGTCTACGCAATTTAAGATGAGGAACATTTTTACTGTTAGCATGGACAAAGCCTTGAATAACTGCTACATCGGTATCCATTGGATGAAATGTTTGACAAATAATTCCTCGGTCTCCAGATGCATTTACACCTGTAATAAAGTTTTTTAGTAATGCTGGTTTTTCAGGATTTGAATTCCCTGGTGGAATAACCTTCATGTATGATGCTACTGTTAACATAAATTTAAATCCTCTTGTATTCCTAGTGCTAATCCTGTACGTAATTCTGTTGTTGTGTATTGGCAATACGCTAACCAATTTTGCCAAGCAATAACTTTATCTTCATCTGGAAAGTATGGTGATTCAATTTTGCTTATTGAGTCCGTACATAACTCTCCTGCCGCACCTGGGGCAAGTGCAATAGCAGGAACTCCCATACTAATTGCTTCAGTTGCCGCAATCGAATTGTATGTTACTAAACAATGAATGTTATCTCTTAACAACTGTGCTGGTACGCTGTTATCGCCTAGTCGTTCTCTACGTAGTCCTTTATCTCTAATAATAATAGGTCTATCAGTATATTTTTTAATTTCAATAATGGTATCATTTACCCATTGATCTCTATTAATATTATAATAGTTACAAGGTTTTGCACTAGGAGTTACTAGTAGTATAGGACCGTCCATTTTTTTCCAACCAGTAAATCTATCTCTACTCGCCGCTTGATTAAAACGGTCATCTGGTAAGTCATACCGCGGTGTTGTGTGTTGTACATTATTTTTTACAACGCGATGCCAATCTTTTCTTTTTTGTAAGTTGCCCATATATCCTGTATCAATGTAATAGAAATCTCTATGTTGTTTAATAGCAACTTCAATGGCTTTACGCTCAGTCATACCTCTAACAACTAATGGAACTCTGTCAGGTTTTGTTGCTAGTTCTTTATAGCCGATGAGTTGATTGTTCTTAAACGAGGATATTAATAATTTAATAATAGCATCTTCGGAGTCAGTTATGTAACAGTGGTCTCTCATAATCTATCTCTCAATTTTCTTCTTTTTGCAACATAATGATCAAACTGGTCTTTGTTATAATTATTGTAATACCCCTTTTGTTCTAAGTCAATACTGGCATCGTCAAGTTTTGTAATTTTTTGAATAAACACCATTGTCCATTCATGATGGAATCCTAATAACCATATATCTTTTTTCATATGATTTAATGCAAAGTTCATTGCTTCTACACTACCTTCAAGATAATCTAACCCAAAAGGATTGTGTTCGGAGTAAACAATTACAACATCTTTTTCACCTGTGAAGTTTAATGTTTCCTTTGTAACTGTATCTAAAAAATCTTTGTAATCTGTTTTTACAAATGAAACTTTATCATTAACAAAGGTAGCCTTAGCGTAAGGGCAAGGAGACATATTATTAAATTGCTCGCTTACTTTTGATAATTGGCCGAATGCCCAGTCTTTAACTTTTTCTTCAATCGTCATTTGAGTACATCATATCTGTGAGAAACTTTTTCCAGACATCTCCATATGCACAGTGTCTATAGTTTTCAAACCACGGTCCACCTTCTGTATAGTGTAATGCTTTTGGAGTCCCGTCTTGCGGTTCTTCATACCAGCCAACAAGCCAATTCCACTCATGACTCAGTGTTCCTATTTCTTCGTCTTTTAGCCAACTAAATCTATGCAAGTACTTGCCTGTGGTTTGAGGATTATTAACTAATTCTGTAGTAAGTGCTTGGTTACTTGGATGAGCACAGTTGAATAACACAACGCTTGACCAATTCTTACGTGGATAAACAGTTTGTGTTTGGCCATCCATTTTGATTCCAGGTTTAGGTGTATAGTCGTGCTTTGCACACATGACTGCATATTTGTCATCTGCTTGATCAAACAAGTTTTTTACATTTTCTAAAAACACAATATCGCTATCGCAAAACAATGCCCAGCCTTGAAAGTTCATTAGTTCCGGAATTAAAAATCTACTAAATGTAAATTCAGTTGATCCTAACTTATCTACGTCTCTCCAGTACCAACCGTGTTCTCTTAGTTCTGTAAGTTTAAGTGGTTCAACAACTGCTGTTGGAGAATTAACTTCAATACTATGTTTGCAAACTTGCCATGCAATGTCTTCTCTTGTGTCGTAACCTACGTATATTTTTTGTGTCATCTGCGTTCTATATCTTCCTCAACACATTCAGTGCCTCTTTGTATTTCTAATACATGAGCATTAACTCCGTTTGGATTACTGGCTTTGTGCCATACACCGATACCAATCTCATAAGGTTTATTATGTGATTCTAAATGCACAATATCTGTTCTGCCGTCGTATTCAGTTTCCATTTTGACAACTCCTTCTAATATATTCCATTGTTCACTACGTTTAAAGTGACATTGCATAGAAAGACTTTTTCCTGGGTATATTACAAGTTCTTTTACTTTGTAACCTTTCTCTGGCTTGTCATCTAGTACACGCCAATAACCCCAGTCACGTTCTGTCTTTTGTGTTTTCCATTCGTCGAGTATCCAACTGCTACTATTCTTTTTATCTTCACCACCGACGCCAAACACAAACTCTACAAGAGGATGATCTCCGTATGTTTTGTATTCAGGTGTTGTTATGTTAGTTCTATCTCCGCCATTGGCAAAGATTAGTTTGATATCTCCATGTGTACTTAGAGTATGAAAAATTGCTTGACAAGCCGAATTATCTGCATCGTCAAATCCGATTACTTTATCTACAATTTTCATTTCTCGTATTAATGCAACACGCTCTTCAAAAGGCATAAAAGGTCTGCCTTTCTTGCGTGTTAGCCAGGCATCACTGTTTACACCAACAATAAGTTTGTCGCCTAACTTTTTTGCTTCTTTAAGATAGGCAATATGCCCTGAGTGTAGTGGATCAAAACCACCTGTTACTAATACTACTTTCATGTAGATATTTACATTTTCAGCCAGACTAGACTATTCGTATTTGAGCGTAAAATAAGTATGTATATGGATCAATTGAATATTTTTGTAAACACTATGTATCACAGTACGTTTGCTAAACACGCTGACGTAAAGGCTATGTTTGGACGACTGGTTGAAGATTTCCAAAAGCAATCAAACAATACAAATGTTCAACATATTAACACTTGGCAAAGTAAAGACAACTTCCAAACTAATAATGCATTTAAGCATATTAGTGAAAGTGAAGAAATTAAAGAATTCTGTAAAACTATTTTTAAAGAATTTGATATTAAACAAGGTCAGCATATTGCCATAACACGGTCGACGATACAATGTATTATGCCAGGTGGGTGTTTAACTAAAAAGAAAAATACCCAAAGTTTTTATACCGGTATGTATTTTGTAACTAGTGATCCTAAGAGTGGAGGATTAGTTGTTGATAATCCTGCTAGTGAATATTACTACAATAGTATTCCTATAGAAAATAGAAATGCACTTAATAGTTGGCAAACATATTTGCCTATGCCCGAGGGTGAAATATATTTTATTCCTGGATATTTTGATATAAGCACTACGCCAAATCAAAGTGAAAATCCTCTAAGTATAATTACATTTGATTTAGAAATCATTAAGAAATGAACATTGAAAAATTATTCAAAGATGCAAACCAAAATAAATTTAGTTATGTATTGATGTTGCCTCTTAACGATAATGTATTAGAAACACATCTTACAAATTGGTTACAAGAACGTGTAAACCTTGTTAAAACGTCTTATAAGCACCAGAAAGACCTAGAGGCTATGTTTGATAGTGCTGACTATGTTATATGCAGTGTAGGCGCTTTAAAATGCGTCTTAGACACCAACAAACCGGTGTTCTTAAACATACATACAGATGAATTAGACATTACAAACAGAAGCAACATATTTGTTTTTGATCCATTACGTAATGAAGATAAAACCAAAATAGATTATAAACCGTTTCTAGATTTAGCAACCAAATGCTTACAAAAAGATTTAGACGATAAATGGATTCCATATTATGAAGTGTAGTGCATTTTGGAAACACACTAATATACGTAGTGGCAATAGAGTCTATCCTTGTTGCCGATTTAAACATTCTATTGATACGTTTGATGGAAATGTAGACAACATATTGCACTCTGATGCATACAAGGAACTTCGACAACAAAGCGAGTCAGGCGAACGTATACCAGGTTGTGAAAAATGTTATTATGAAGAATCAATACAACACAAAAGTCTACGCCAAGAATTTAATGAAAAATATGATACTAATTCCGTTGAACTTAAATTTTTAGAAATTGGGTTTGATAACTTGTGCAACCTAACTTGCGACGGATGTAATTCAGAGTTTAGTACAAGTTGGATTGTAAAAGAAAAAAACATTTATGGAGCACCAAAACACAAGTTGATGGAGATTGATGCAGTAACCAACGTTCCTGATACAATTGAAAAGATTTTATTTTTAGGCGGTGAGCCATTAATTACAGATAGACATCTGCGATTGTTATATCAAATTAAACACAAAAGTAAAGTAACGGTAATATACAATACGAATGGAACATTTATTCCTAATGACGATATAGTTAAGGAACTAAATCAATACAAAGATGTTACATTTATTCTAAGCATCGACGGCACTGGAGAACTTGCAGAAAAAGTTAGAGGCGGTACTAAGTGGGCCGACGTGGTTAAGTTTATTGACTGGGTTTACGACAAAAGTTTTAATTTAGAATTTAATACTGTGTTACACAAAAACAATTATATGGGTTTAGAAAAACTAAATGACTTTTGCAGACGTTTTCAAGATGTACGTTGGTATATAAACGTATTAACATATCCTTTACATCTTGATATAGCACTGCTTGACAAGGAAGAACAGAAACAATTAATTGATGTAGCAAAGCAGTGTAATGTGCCTAACAAAGAATTTATTATTAATCATTTACGAACTTCTTAATTCTATGTATTAACTCTACTGGTTGTTTTTGATTAAACAATCGTAGATAGTGTTCTCTGTTATAATTAAGAATAGGTTGTAACTCATTATATAAGTCTCTTAATTCGTGAATATTATAACTGTTTAGTTTCTTAATTTCTGCTGTTGCTAATTCAAACCGATGCCTAGCAAATGACATCGCATCATATCTTTCGTCAATAACATCATTAAAAGTTATGAATCCTAAGTCGCGTAATTGCTGTAGTGTGTTACGCAATCCAATAACAATAAACGGATGCTTGAACAAGAAACATTTTAATACTTTCTCTGTAAATGCTTCTCTATTGTCGTCATCGTAGTCACCTTCTGTAATAATACTAAAATAACTTTCAGCATAGTATTGACTACCGTCTGGCAGATTTCTAGACATAGATTTATATGTTGTTTCATCTAAGTCTAAACTAATAGGTAAGTTTTCTTTAAGACGGTTAATTGACTCTTGACTTAGGGTTGTGCCTTGTAATGATTTATCTAAATATTTTTTATATTCAGGTTGATCAAATTCTCCATCAAGGACGTATTTGTAATTACCTAATGGACAACTAAGATATGTATGTTTAGCAATATCATTTTTTAACAAGAAGTCTGTTGTTATTAACCTATGCAATCGTTCTTGTCTGTTTAAGCATAAAAACTTTTTCTTACGTAAATTACTATTACCGTTCCAGTCTGTGTCAATATGTTTATTAATGTCAATGCCGTCATATCGGTCTAAGTGTAATTGTACATTAAAATATATTTTGTTCGGACTCTTTAACTTTTTGTTATTAGTTAAAATAACCCAATCTTTAATATAAGGATTCTTTTTAACAGTCTCTTCTACCAACGTAAGAAATGTAGAGTCTGTAAGTCCTTCGTATGAGTCATCGATAACAAGAAAGGTCGGAATTTTATATGTTTCAAAAAAGTTAGTAAATGTTTTAAATGTATGATCATTGTCTCCAACATATTCAAAAAATACTACAAGATGTTCAATATCCTCTAGTATCTTATTATTATAACCTTCAAAGTTAAGAATGCCTTTGAAGTTTTCAATAACAGTTCCAAGGCTTCTGGAACTATTGTCCATTGTTATTAAAGGAACTGTTTTCATAGTATTTTCACGTTTTTAATTACTGCTTCTTCCTGCGGTTTTAGTTCTGGATTAGCAGGACACATAGAACAAATTTGATGTGGATGGAAGATATTTTTTACAAATGCTTCTAATACCTCGTCATCACACTCTACATCTAATCCTTTGTAGTTTAAATATGGTTTCCAATCAGGATCGTCTAACATATCAAATTTTTCAAGGTGTGTCTTTAACATACTAATAGGTGGGCACTTGTATAACTTACCTTTATAGATAATAGGATATGTAGAAACACCACACTTGCTGTAACTCTTAGAAGGCTGTTGATCGTTCCAAGGTTTAAGTTTGCCATTTACATTGCGTCGATAATCATACCAACCACCTTCGGTAGGATCAGTTACTTCAACAGTTACTCCGTCTTGTTTATGAGCAATAGGACTTACTATTGACCATTGTCCTTTACTATAAAACGAATCCCATAAATTTTTTTCAATTAATTTTCTTACTTCTGGATTTTTATTGTGTATACTACAACTAATTTTTGCACGACCAATTTTTTTTAATACCTTAAGTATATCGGGCCTTTTAGGTAATAAAAATCCATTTGTGTATACTTCAATAGTTGCATGATCAAATATCCTTCTTGCTTCTTTTAGGATATCATAAATCCGTGGATGAAGAAGAGGTTCGCCACCAATAATAGTTATGTGGTCTGGATCTAATCGACAGAACCATTTTTCCATATTAGCAACTATGTCTTCATACGACTCTACAAACGGATGTCCGTGATCAATAAACCGGTCACAACCTGGACAAGCCAGATCGCAACTGGTTGTGATCATATATTCAAGATTGGGTATATGGTGTCCGCGTTTAGTCAAAGTAACTTTCCAATGTGCCTTTACGTTTAGTATCTAAAGTAACACAATGGAAGCCGCCACTTAGTGTACGTGCTTGACGCATAGGCAATCCGATAGTTTCAATACCGTGTTTGTCTAACTCTTTACGTAGTTCTTCTTGATTCTCATCACAGATTACCAAGTTTTCATTTACACTCATAAAGTTCAAACCGATATACTTACTACAAGGTGATACACCATTTGGTAAGTTTGTACCAATGTCGATTACTTTATCACCTGGGAAATAAATTTTGTCCCATGACTCAAAGATTTTAGGATAAAAGTCTGGTCTAATTCTATCACCATTAAACAATACTAATCCCGGACGTAAAGGAATAACAGTTGAGTCAAAGTGTGAATAACTATAAAAGCCTTCAGCAAGATGCAACTTATAACCTCTTGGTTCAACAATAGTTTTAAGCCATTCGTAACCTAATTTAGTTCCACTGTTGCTTACTTGATACAATAAATCTTTACCAAGGCGTACAATGTTAGGTGCGTCAAAAACAATCTCTTTGTTTACAAGTGTTGGAATACTTAAATCCTCTAACTGATAACTTTCATCAAGTAGTCTTGGACGTGGTGCACTAATCCATTCACTACCGCCTTGCATTGCTTCATACAAAAATTCTCTGTACGCAGTTGTTTCGTACTGCCTTGCTCTCATTGCGCCGGGACAATCAATAATAAGATTATCTAAAGGCAACAATAAATCACGCGGACAATACGTGTACCACCCTGTTGTTTTCCAGTCAGGAGAGCCAAACTCCTTTGAATGGTCAATTGATTCGGGGCGTCTTACTTTAACACCTAAATCAGATAATACTTTTGCAAAATTGTCTAAATCCTCGTTTGCTTCATTAATTACCCATTCTGGACTAGGTCCTTCAAGATCCTTAATGTGTTCCCATTTACAATCAGCAAATCCGAAACTGTGTGTTGATTTATCCACTGTAGGAATACGTGCATGATCTGCAATACCTACAAATACTTCCTCTAACGGATCCCAATCATTATGACTACTTACTATTGTCATTTACTTTCTCTCCTATTAAATCACTAATGCAAACACGATTGACTTCTCCGCCTCGATTATACTCTTTGTACTCATCTCCGCCAAGACCAAACATAATACAATCTGTTAGTTGAAGATTCTTTTCTTCACAAACTTGATTGTATACATCAGTGTATGTTTTCCAGTTCCAATCAACCGGAAAGGTTTTAATTAAACTACTTGCTATACTTAAATCTATCCTATTGTGCATATCAACAGAATTGAATACATCAATGCCGTCGTCTGTGTTTGCACGTTCAAGACGAACACCTACTCTTAAAAACTCTGCACCGTAGAATGCTTTACTAATACTAAATGTAATCGTTTCTACTGCTGGGTAGTTGCTAAGATTTAAATTAATATTTTTTGTACAAGGATAATAAGCAAAATCAAGTAGTACAGGAATATTAAACTGTTCTGCATTTAACAACAACATATCTGTTGCAGGGTGTTGAATACCTCTATCACTGAAAGGGACACTTAGTATAAGTGCGTCACCTTCCATTAATGGTTTATCATTAATCCATTCAAATTGACTTCCGTTTTTTAGACAAGCCTGATGATACATAAACTCGCCTTTAAAAAATCTAAAACGTTTTTCTTTGTGCCTATAATGGAAATGATCAAATGCTTGCACAGTTCCGTTACATAGTGTAATGTCTGGAAACTCTTCAATACCTTTAATAAAATTAAATTCGCTTGATAAAATCCAATCTACAAATTCGTACTTAAATTCTTGTGGAAGTTTTGGATTGTATAAATCTTTTACAGGATTTAAACTTTCAATAAACTGTTTTACCTTATTATCAGGTACAGGTTTAGCACCCCTTAAATTCATTTTTTACTCCAGTTACTTGCATAGTGTACTTAGGCACCATACCATTGTTAGCACTCAAATGCGGTTCATCTTTTTCTATTATTATAGCATCACCACGCTTCCATTGCAAGACCGGATTTTCATTTATTTCAAAATAATGACCCGATTTCCAATCTTCAAGGAAGATGTTTACACGAATACAGTCTTTCGGGTCTACACTGTAATCGTTTGAAATTTTGTAAAATGTGTCTACATGACTTGGTAGTGTTTGTCCAGGCATCTGTTTCATTACTGCTACAGTGCATCTATCAAAAAGTGTAGCACCAAACTGTACGTAATCATCTGTTACAGGAAAACATTGTTCATACTTTGTGTTTTCTTTTGTAAATCCAGCAAGATGATATCGTTTGTTTTGACTTTCAAATGCAGTTGCTCTACCCTGAACTGAAACGTTATCCATTGCTCTATATGGCAAACGTATATAATTTAATTCAGGTAATGTAATGTTTATTTGTTCCATGGCTGATCGTATGGCGTTCCTGTTTTTTCATCATACCAATATAAACTACGATGTGGTGGATGTTTGTCATCATGCTTGGCATTACTGACGTAATAGAAAAACCTAATACCCTTTCTGCTTACACCTTCGGGACAAGTCATTGGTTCTGGGTAACCATGGAATGCAAAATTATTGTAGTTCCATATTACACAGTTGCCTGGTCCTACTGGTACTTTAGTATGTACCTTTTGTCTTTTTGTATCATAAAACTGCAACTGTCCTCCCCAATCATCTTGCCATTCATCATTGAGATATATTACTACACTTAACATACGATGCAGTCTAAGTTGTTCATTCCAGTTAAAATCTGAGTGAACTTTTAAACTATCGCCAGTAAATGATTTCATATATCCTGCACCAATGAGATGCGGATCAGGAATTAAATCAACTGTGTCTGTAACTTCTTGTAACCATTTAATAAATGTACCACTGTGTAGTGCGTGTACAACAGCGTCTTGTACAGGTGTACGATCTACATTGTTAAATTCATACATACACGATCCTGCTCTTGTAAAATGCTTACAGTCTTCTAATGGAATATCGTCAAGTTCTTTAGCCATTAGTGTAACTAAATCTTGAGGAATAAAGTTTTCTAATGTTAATAAACTGTAGTCAGGATGACTTCTATACTGCTTTTGCAGTTCGTATGTTTCAGGGAATTTATCTAATATATGGTTAATCAGTTGCTGTTTCATCAGCAATATTTAACTATGCAATGTTAAGATAGTGTCTCGTTTGGCTTTATTATCCCAACTAATATCATAGCCAATTTTAGAAAATATATCTAGTATATGTGCAACATCATCTGGGTTTGCTAGACTGTTTGTTTCAAACTTAATTTTTTTTGGTTTGAATTTAATGTTATATAGTTGTTGCATGATTTTACAGTCGCCACCTTCTGTATCAATTTTTAAGTAATCTAATTCGGTAACATTATATTCTTCAAGAACAGATTTTAAAGAACGTTGTTCTACCTTGTCTATAGTTACGTGTTCTTGTACATTATATTTTATGTGCATAGGATGATAGTTTCCTATTGAGTTACACCCTTTCATAAAAGGTTTTAAGTTGAGGTGCTTAATAGTATCAGGATCAATATAGTAAAAATCAATCAAATTATTACTACCGTCAAAACTAATTGCACAATTTAACTTAATAACATTACTTGGAGTTGGCAACTGATCTAGATATTTTTTCATAGGTTCGATCGAAATACCAATTTCATTATTAGCATTTTCAATCAATGTATGAAAATTACTAGTTCCTATTTCTATAAAATCATACTTCATCAAAGGGAAACCTATTTCTAAACTTACTTTTGTAATGTAGTATTCTTGCGTTACTTTGATCTTTCTTGAAAAAGAAATTATTATAAACTCTTGAATCAAAAACTTTTACTTTAGCACCTTCAATATCAAGTATAGTGTTAACACTTGAACCAGATGTAATTTTACATATCCTATTAAGACCGTTTTGATCACCACCTACTAGTAATGCTTCTTTACTCCAAACATCTAGAAAGTGTAATGCTCTACTGTTGTGTTTCCAAAAATTTACACCAGAGTTTAAATGATTTTTTCTAAAGGTTACTCCTACGTCATACTCCCCAATAGCATCGTCTATAGGGTGTTGCATAATGCAATCAATATCAATCCATGCAAGCCAACTATCTTTTGGAATACGTTGTAATGCATCTTTAATAACAAATGGCTTTTTAGGAAATTTCTGAAGTGCTTTATCGCTAGTTGTACTTTCAAAAGGCTTACCATATCCTAGTCCGCCAAGATCATACACCATTGGATCATATCCTATTTTCTTAATACTGTCAATGCAAGGATTAATAAACCGTTTTAAATTAATGTCACTAGCAACTACGATGTTGAACTTCATATCTGTCTACGTTTTCTCATTTTATCAAATGTATCTTCGCCTATTATTGGCCTACATACTTTTTCTTCAAACCATGGATTAAATGTTCCATGTTTTAAAATTGCATCAACAAAATAAGCCGATCGTTGTGATGTAAGTTCCCACGATTGTTTATCTCTAGGATTACGTCCTACCGAACAATGAATTCCTTGTACAGGTCTATTAGATAAACCTTTAGTAACTTTTCCTAAATCATAAATGCTATTTGCAATCTGATATAACATTTCTTCGTCTTGTCCTTTAGGTTCAATTCGCGGTCTTATATTTTTTGTATCTTCGTACCATTGAGATTTTACAAAATGTAAACCACTCATACGATTATGTTGACCTTTTTTGTTGCGTATAATATTACTAAATGGCAACCCAGATTCTTGCATAAGCATTAAATGAAATGGTTGAACAAATTCAGTATGCATTATATCTACATCAGTAATATAGTAATACTTAGTTTCCCAAGTTGGTGTTAAAATGTATCTATATGTTGCAACATGATAAGTGTTTGGTAATTGATGAATTCTAACATCTGGATCATTTATTTTTGATACTGCATTTAAGTCATCAACCCAAATTTCAATCTTACAACCAGGATTACTAGTTTTACAAAAGTATATAAACGGTTCTACGAAATTAACATATAAGTTATTAGCAGTTGTAATGAATGTTAGATCTCGAGGATCAAAAGAAATTATACGATTCATTATTTTTTCCTACAGTGTCTAAGTTTAACTAATTCTTCTTGTATGTTAAAGAATGCCTTAGTATAAACGTCTTCGACAATACGATTACAATCATGTACAAATATATCAGTATTCTTATTTGCTAATTTATTAGCCATATAGATACTTTGCATACGTCCGATACTTTTCTTTTTATTTCCTGGAGGTCCGTCAACAAATATTACGTCCCATTCGTGCTCATAAACAACAGAAGGTAAGGTAATTTCTAAGTTAGAAAAGTTATTAGAATTGTATTCGTCTAATAGTTTTTGATAATCTTTTATGTTTGATGTATATTCAATTAAGAATACATCTTTAGTTTTTTCTAGTACCCATTCCGGATCATGTTCTAGAAAAATTGTAGTACCGGTATTAGCGTGTCTCCAAAATTGAGAATCATGTCCGGTACCAAATATTAATAAATTTTTATTTCCAAGTCTTTCGGCAATGTAAGCATATTCGGATCTTTCCATTTGTCCTTTTTTAACTTTGGACATAAGGGTATCTAGTTCATTGTTAAATTGATGCATCTTCCATGCCCGCTACACGTAACTTAGTAATGTTTGTAATCTGCCATTGCTTCTGATCAAGTCCTTTCGAGATTCCTAACCATTTATTACGCATAAGAGCAAACTCGTTAATAATCTTTTCGTAGTCAACAACGTCTGCCTCACCGTCAACGTATTTTTCAACGTCACGACTGCTTAATGCACGTTGATAGTTTTCAAGATATTTTTTAAAAAAACTACTACGAAGTCTACGAAGTTCGATATTAAGATACTCAAGTATTGCTTCAAGTTCTTGTAATTGATTAAAACGATGCTCGACAAGGCCGGGCATTTCTGCCGCGGCCTTCTCTAGATTTCCATAAATTCGGATTTCTTTTTTTGCTTCAATAAGTTCTGCTTCGAAGTATGATATAGCATCTGGAATATGGCTAATATCTTTTGATATTTTGCTATACCACATTATTAATCCCAATCATCATCGTCTGAAACTAGTTCTTCATCTATATCAAGATAATAGTTAATTGCTGAATCAAGGAAATCGCAGTTACCAATGGCATCTTTAAGCGCATCATCACCAACACCATAATCTGCTAAAAGATCAACAAACCTTTCAGCAAGTGTTTCGAGATGTTTCTTATCTGTATGCTCTTTAAAAAGATTCCATATATCTACAACTTGTGAACTATCCATAAAACAAATTACTCCTCAGTTACTGGTTCCTGTACTACAGTTTCATCAGGTTCGATTTGAACCTCTTCATCTGTAATTAGTTCTTCCTCACGGTTACTAAAGTCATTCATGACTTGATCTAATAAAGTGCCGCCGGCTTCCCAAACTTTACGATATTCTTTAACTTCTTCGCCTGTAGTAGTAACATATTTAAGTCTGTTACCATCTTTAACAAGCATACCTTTTTTCTCAAAAAGATCAACAAGTCCACTGTAAGGATTCATACCAGTTTCGTATGGAATTTTAACTTGTACGCCTTCGAACGGTTTTGCGTAACGTGTTTTCATTACTTTACAACCTGCTCTAATTCCACGCACTTCGCTAATTTTATTACCATCTTCATCTTCTTTTAGTTTTAGTTTTTTCATTGCTACAACAATTGAAGATGCATAGATAAATCCTTGTCCACCTGAAATCTTATCATCTGGATCGAACATATCTTGCGATGCGTATGTATGGTTAGTACATACCAAGCCAACATTGTGTGAGCCAATCATATTAACTGTGTTACGAACAAGTGAAGTCAATGCCTTAGGCTTACGACCCATATCACCTTTCATATCACCCTTGTTAAACTGATCAACATCAGTAGGTGTTAGCAACATACCTAAACTATCAATAACAAATAATACTTTAGGACGTTCTTCATCCGGCATTTCTTTATAGTCTGCCATAAATGTTGAAATTGTTTTTGCTACATCATCAATCATTGACATATTAAGTTTAAGAAGTTTTTCTTCACTTGTGTCAACTTCAAGAGCCTGTAGCCATGTTTCATCAAGTGCGTTCTCTGAGTCAATTAGAACTACAAAGATGCCTTGATCTTGTGCCGCCTTTACAATGTTACCTGCACAGATATATGATTTACCTGCACCAGATTCTCCTGCAAAAACAGTTACCTTACCTAGTGGAACACCTTTGTTAAAGTCTCCTGAGATAAGGAAGTTGAGTGCATAGTTACCTGTACTAATCCAATCAGTAGGATCGTTAAATCCTGCACTCATGCCTGAAATAGATTTAGTTAAGTTTTTACGAAACTTAGAAACGTCAAATGCTTTACTAGCCATGGTTTCTCCTTTAGCATAAAAAGGGTGACCGAAGCCACCCTTTAATTATTATTACTGTGCTTGACGTGAACGGATCATTGCCAAGATATCTTCGGCTTTACCATTATCGCTTGCTGGTGCCGACACCGGTGCTACTTCTGGTGCTGGCGCCGCAGGTGCTTCTACTACTGGTGTAGTTGTAGCCTCTGGTGCTGTTGATACTGGTGTAGTCGGAGCAGATG